AATAGAGTAATTCAAGGTGCTTTAAAAATAGATCGTGTATGGAGAGAAATGGATGTAATAGATACTTATTCTATTGAAGAATTAGTGTTCTCTGCATTGAATCATGATTTAGGTAAATTTGGAACGTTTGAAGAAGAAGCATATCTACCTCAAACAGACCAATGGAGACGTGAAAAATTAAATGAACCTTATATGTTTAATGATCGTTTAGAGTTTATGTCTGTTCCTGATCGTGGTTTATATATACTATCTCAGCTGGGAATTACAGTAACTAAAAATGAGATGTTAACTATTAAGTTACATGATGGCCTATATGATGAAGCTAATAAACCATACTTAATGTCATGGATGCCAGAAACTAGACCTCGTACTTCATTAATTTATATAGTTCACCAGGCTGATTTAATGGCAGCAAGAATTGAATTCGAAAGAGAATGGTTACCTAAATTATTAGGACCAAGATCAGAAAATAAATCAAATTTTAGTTTAAAAAAGGAAGATAAGAAGACACCAGTCAAATCTAAAGCACTAGGTAGTGTTAAAAGTGAAGGTTTGAAAAACGTAATGTCTAATTTCTTCGACGAATAAAAATGATATATACAATATTAAGTATATTGGTTGTGATCCTAGGGTTCACGACCTTTAACCTTTTAATAAAAAGTGAACAAGCAGAAGATATAATTATATCTCAAGACGAATTTATATCTAGACTTACAAATACTATTAATAAAGTAGATAATAAATTAAAACAAATTGACTATAAAGGTTCATTTGAAGCCGATGACGAAATTGGATTCTTTTTTAAAGAAATAAAAAACATACAAGCAACACTAAATGAGTTCAATAATAAACGCTAGTAATTTACCTAAGAATCCAAGTTCTACTAGGTACTTTACCCAAGATACAGAAGATGCTATCGTTGCTTATAATAAGTCTTTAGACTTTGATGAACGTGATAAGATTTATAATAGAAGAATCCATTATGCTTTTTTTAAGCTAACAGAGAATATTATACATACGTTTAAATTTTATTATACCGAGGTAGATAATATTGAAGATTTACAACATGAAATTATAACATTTCTATTAAGTAAAATTCATTTATTTGACCCAAGTAAAGGTGCTAAAGCATACTCTTATTTTGGTACTATTGTAAAACGATATTTAATTATATCTAATACTAAAAACTATAAAAAACGTATAGATAAAGCACCAATTGAAGACTTGGAACAAGACGAGAAACATTCGTATGAAATCGATGATATCCCACCTAATGAGCGTTTAAATGAGTTCTTAACATTATATACTGAATATTGTTCTAATAATTTAAAAACATTATTTCCTAAAGATGGTGATGCTAAAATAGCTGATGCTATTCTTGAATTATTCCGTAAACGTGAGGTATTGGATATATTTAATAAAAAAGCGCTTTATATATACATTCGTGAAATAATTGATGTAAAGACACCTAAAATTACTAAAATAGCTAATAGATTAGGCGATATATTTAAAGAACATTACTTATTTTATATCGAAAACGGATATACAAATTTCTAAGTATCATATTTATAAATAAAAATCATGAGTAATTTAGAATCAGTTGTTTTTGGAAACAAAAAATTCTCTGATATCTTAAGCGAGATATACGATAATCAAAAGAAAAAAGAGAAACAAATATCAACTTTAATAGGTGAATTAAAACCATTAATTAATGACATTGGTGATGCTACATTAATTGTACCTTTAATTAAAGAATACTTAGAAATAAGTGTTAAAAATGATGAACAATTAATTAAAATGGCAACTATTGTACAACGTGCTTTATCTAACTCAGCAGAGGCAGGTAATGGTTTTGATTTATCAGATGAGGAAAAACAACAACTATTAGCTGAAATAGATAAAATAAGTAAAGATGCCTAATAATGTATCATTTGGATTTGGTTCTATATTCAATGGAATAAATGTAACTAATAAAAACTTTGCTTCTAACATAGCAACCGCGCTAAATAATTTAATTATTGCCGTTCGTGTTAAAAGTATAGTATTAGATGCATCACATCCTCGCTTTCAAGAAGTAGGAGGATGGAACGGAATTGGTACTATTGAATATGATTTAGTATCAACTCCTAATTTATTTCCTAATAATGTATGGCCTTTAGCTAGACCAGTATCATCTAATACTAAAGTATTACCATTAATAAATGAAATAGTATATGTGATAGCTTTACCTAATACTGGGATAGGCGAAACAACAACATCTAAATTATCTTATTATATTAGTACAGTAAGTATTTGGAACCATCCTCATCATAATGGTTACCCAGTTAATTCTAATATTCCTCCTCCATCACAACAAAAAGATTATGATCAATCTACATTAGGTAGTGTTAGAAGAGTAACAGATCAATCAACTGAAATCAATTTAGGTAATACATTCATTGAACGTTCTAATATTCATCCATTATTACCTTTTGAAGGTGATGTAATACAAGAAGGTAGATGGGGAAATAGTATTCGTTTTGGATCAACAGTTAAAACTAAAGAATTACCATCTATAGGATTAAATGATTGGTCTCAAGGTCAAAGTACACCCGGTGATCCTATTACTATTATTAGAAATGGACAACCATTAAATGCTGATCCAAAAGGTTGGTTACCTATAATAGAAAATATTAATACTGATTTAAGTTCTATTTATTTAACTAGTACACAAACTATACCATTAAATGCGTCTAGTATTAATTATTTTAGTTATCCTAGTAACCCACCTCAAGATATAAATAAATTTAATGGCCCTCAATTAATATACAATTCAGGACGTATAGTATTAAATACAAATAAAGATCATTTACTTTTAAGTTCTATTAAATCAGTAAACTTAAACGCTGTAGAATCTGTTAATATTGATACACCTACAACTATAATTCAGTCAAGTAAAGTATTATTAGGATCTAAAAATGCAGTTCAACCTGTTTTATTAGGTAATAACACAGTCGCTACATTAAATTCAATACTTAATAATTTAAATGAATTTTTACAAGTTTGTAGTGTCATTCAAATACCAACAGCACCAGGAGCTTTAACACCTTTAAATACAGCGGCAGATTCATTATATTCTGCGTTAATAAAAATTAAAGGTAATCTTGAAAAATTAAAATCTAACACTGTTAAAACTGTATAATGGCAACACCAGAAGAATTAGAACAGATTAGATTACAAAAAGAAGCTGATGAAGAAGTAGCGTTAGCTCAATCTAATACTACAACAGTAAATGCTACTGAAATTGAAAACGCTACACCATCGGATTTAAAAGCGATGGGTATTGCTAAATTACCGTTATTATTATTAGTGATAGGTAATCAAGTAAAAAATATTATTGAACCGGCGTTAACCAATTTAATAGCTACTTATATACAAAAATATGTTGGTACTGATTCATGTCCTGATACTGCTACTTTAACTAAAATTAGACAGCAAAGAGATTTAATAGTTACTCAATTAAATAAGATAGGTAGAACTTTAAATATCATTACATTATCATTAACTGGTGTTGCTACATTTTTAGCAATTTTACAAGGTGTTATCAAAGGAATTGATTTAGCTAAAATAGCCGCTAAAGCAGCAGCAGTCGCTTTTCCGCCACTAGCCGCTACTTTACCTACTGTCTTAAATACTCTATCTCAAGCCAAAACTGAAGCTATTATTGATAATAATGGTAATTCACGTTTGCAAAAGTATACATCTATAATTGGAGGTGCTGCTTTAGTATCATCTATTATTGGTGGTTATATATTAATAGCGACAGCACTGTTAAAATCAATAGATGCTTTTTTAGAAAAATGTGACCCTAATAATAAATTAATACCAGTATCTAAAGAAATACAAGATATAGCAGAATTACAAGCTAAATCAACTCAAACACAAAATGAAACAACTTACAAAGGCTTTAATATTATAATCGAAGAAATACCATATACTCCTACAGTAATTCGTAGACGAGCATTAGGTCAAAATCAAGACGGTATTACATTAATTCAAACCGAATTATCATTCACAACTGATGATCAAACATTAATTAATGAATTAAAACTAATTATTGATAGAGATAATTTAAAAGCCTATTAACTTAATATTTATAACACGATGAAATCAGAAGAATTTAAAAAATTAATCAAAGAAGCCGTTCGTGAAGTATTCGTTGAAGAAATGAAAGAAATACTTTTAGAAGCGGTTAAATCACCTAAAGCCACAGTAGGTCAAGGTGGTTACGGAACTGTTACAGAATCCTATGTACAACCAACTAATTCTAAACCATTAGATCCAAATGCTAGAAAAGCAGTTATGGCTAATATTTTAGGAGATATGACATCAGGTAAAACAATGACAACTGAAGCTCTTACAGCTAATACATTTGTACCTAGAGGAGGTGATGCAGTTAATGGATCTTTACCTGAAGGTAATGTTGGATTAGATCAAATTATGGGCTTATTAAATAAATAATAATGGCGTTTGGTGCACAAAAAATATTTCCTATTGATACTAAACCAGGCACAGCCGTTGGTATTAGTCTAGATTTTAATAATCCTGGAGTATTTCAGTCCACTTATTTAACTAAAGATGCTATTAAAAACAATTTAATTAATTATTTTTTAACTAATGATAATGAACGTTATCTAAGTCCTAATTTTGGTGGTAATTTAAGAAAATATGTATTTGAACAAATAAATTCAAATAACACTGATTTTTTAAAAGAAGATATTCAACAACAAATAACTTTATATTTTCCTAATGTTATAGTTGCTTCATTAGATGTGATCGAATACCCAGATAATAACCAAATAGTTATAACATTAAAATATACAATAGCAGACACTAATATAAGTGATCAATTAGATATAGCATTCAATTAATGGCAACAATTAAAGATATAAAGTACCTAAATAAAGATTTTACAGAGTTAAGATCTAGTTTAGTTAATTACGCTAAAACGTATTTCCCAACTACGTATAACGATTTTACTCCAGCATCACCAGGTATGATGTTTATGGAAATGGCAGCTTATGTAGGTGATGTTTTATCATTCTATTTAGATAACCAATTCCAAGAAACATTTTTACAATATGCTCGTCAAACAAATAACTTATATGAGTTAGCTTACATGTTTGGTTATAAACCAAATGTGACTGGAGTTGCATTAGTAGATGTTGATTTTTATCAACAAGTACCTTCTAAATTATCAGGAGCATCTTATATACCTGACTTTAATTATGCTTTATATATTGAACCTAATGCGCAGATAGCATCAGCAACTAATTCAGCAATATCATTTTTAGTTGAAGATCCAATTGATTTTACAGTTTCAAGTTCAACTGATCCAACTGAAGTAACTATATATCAAATATCATCAGGTAATCCTGATTATTTCTTATTAAAGAAAACTCGTAAAGCTATTTCAGCCACTGTTAATACTAAAGATTATACATTCAGTGAACCTATTCAATTTAATACTATTGAATTAAATGATTCAAACATTATTGGTATATTAGATTGTACTGATACTGATAGTAATATTTGGTATGAAGTTGATTATTTAGCTCAAGATACTGTTTACAATTCAATTAAAAATACTAACACTAACGATCCTAATTTATCTCAATATAGTGGTGACACACCTTACTTATTGCAATTAGAACAAGTACAAAGAAGATTTGTTACTCGTTTCTTAGATTCAGGATCAATGGTTATACAATTTGGTGCTGGAACCGCAACAGATAAAGATGAAGAAATTATTCCTAATCCTGATAATGTTGGTTTAGGCTTACCATTTGAAAAATCTAGATTAACAGCAGCTTATTCACCTAACAATTTTACCTTTACTCGTACATATGGTATAGCTCCGTCTAATACCACATTAACCTTCAGATACTTAACTGGAGGAGGTGTTTCAGCGAATGTGCCATCTAACGACTTAACTACGTTAAATGCGACTACTAAGTTTATAAATAACAATTTAAATCCATCAACAGCTAATTTAGTATTTAACTCTTTAGCAGTAACTAACCCAGTAGCAGCAAGTGGTGGAGGAGATGGAGACACAGCAGAAGAAATTAGACAAAATTCATCTGCTAACTTTGCTTCACAACAACGTAATGTTACTCAGGATGATTATTTAGTTAGAACATTAGCTATGCCTTCTAAATATGGTACTGTAGCTAAAGCATATATTGAACCTACTAAAGCACAAACTATTTCAGCTGGCGAATCTACTTCAGTATTAGATTTATATGTTTTAAGTAATGATGCAAATGGATATTTAACCACAGCATCTCCTGCTTTAAAACAAAATATAATTACCTATTTATCACAATATAGAATGGTTAATGATTCTATTAATATTAAAGATGGATTTATTATTAATATTGGAGTAAATTTTGAAATTATAATTTTACCTAACTATAATAATAATCAAATATTAACTGCTTGTATATTAGCATTACAAGATTATTTTAGAATTAATAACTGGCAAATTAATGAACCTATTATATTACGTAATTTATATATGGTATTAGATAGGATTGAAGGAGTTCAAACAGTTAAAAATATAGAAATAGTAAATAAAGTTGGAAGTAACCTTGGATATTCACCATATGCTTATGACATTACCGGAGCAACAATGAATGGAGTTATTTATCCTTCACTTGATCCATCTATATTTGAAGTAAAATACTTAAACACAGACATTCAAGGTAAAGTAGTACCTTTATAATAATTAAATAATGGCAGTATATAAAATATTTCCTTCTCAAGATACAACTTTGTATTCTCAATACCCTAATATGAATACAGGTATTGATGAGATTATAGAAGCAACAACAACCGCTTTTGGAGCATATGATAATCCTAATCCTCAAGCTAGTAGGTTTCTAATCCAATTTGATACAAATGAAATAAAAGATATTATAAACAATAAAATATCAGGATCATCATGGACTTCTTACTTACGCTGCTACGCGGCTAATGTTACAGGTTTAAGTGAAGCTACTACTGTTTATATTTATCCTTTATCTCAAAGTTGGGATAATGGAACTGGAAAATATTTAGATCAACCTATTACTACAAACGGAGCATCTTGGAATTGGGCTGATTACTCAGGTTCAACACGTTGGGTATCATCATTTGCTCCAGGTTCAACTGCTTCATATGGTACAGCAACAGCAGGTGGAGGAGTTTGGTTTATTAATCCTTCAGCATCTCAAGTATATGAATATTCAAATCCATTAGATTTAGAAGTAGATGTTAAAAATATAGTATCACAATGGCATACTGGAAGTATAGCTAATAATGGATTTATAGTTAAACAAGCTGATAATGATGAATTTGTAGATAGTTTAGATGTTCAAGTTGAACTTAAATTTTTCTCAATTGATACAAATACTATTTACCCTCCTCAGTTAGAATTTAGATGGGATGACACAGTATTTATTACTTCATCAGGTATAAGTACTATTAACACAGATCAAATGACTGTTGTTATAGGTGAAAATCCAGGTGTTTTTTATTCAGGAAGTATAAATAAATTTAGAGTAAATTGCAGACCAACATATCCACCTAGAGTATTCCAAACAGCTTCACTCTATGTACAAAACTATTATTTACCTAGAGAATCATATTGGTCATTAAAAGATTTATCTACAAATGAAGTAATTATAGGATTTGATCAAGATTATACAAAATTAAGTACAGATGCTTCAGGTAGTTATTTTAAAATGTATATGAATGGTTTAGAACCAGAGAGAAATTACCAAATATTAATTAAAACTATTTTTAGTGGTTCAACATTTATATTTAATGATGATTATTATTTCAAAGTAGTTAACGGATAATGGAACAAGTAAATTTAAATAAATCAGTTTTTGAAAAGCGTCAATATGAAAAAGTTATTGACACTTCATTTACCCAATTAGTTCAGCCTGCTGTAACTAGTTCAGTGGTAAATCCTTCAATAGCAATTGCTGAATTTTTTACTAGTTACCAAACTTTATTTTTTGAAATACCTAAATATGGTAATATAAATTCTCATGAATATCTTATTAAAACCAGTCAAGAATATGCTGGTAATTTTAATAATGATGATACAATTCAAGCTTTAATTGAAGAAGTAACTCAATTAAGACAAGAAAATTTAGATTTACAACAACAACTTTTAAATACAGCTACGACTAGCATTAATCAATAATGAGTAAAATAGTTAATATACAAAACATTGATCCTCAAACTTTTGAGTTACAAACATACTCATTTGATGATACTTCTTTAATTGCTAATTTTGATGTTAACAATTCATTTAATCCATCAACTAATTATATTGAATATTTTGTTTATGATTTAAATGAAAACATATTATATAGTAATGAAGACGGTTCATTTAGAGGATATTCATTATTAGACAATAACTTATATATCGATCCTCAAGCTGATTTAGAAGCTCAAGGATTTATTGAAGGACAATATAATACAGTTTATAATTTTTTAAACCCGTTATTATCATCTAATATTAATAATAGATATTATATTGATCAAATCAGTTCAGACAGAACTGAAATTAGATTAAATACTACTCAAATACCTAATATTGATGTTGTATCTTCTTCTTTAGCATTACAAAATCAAATTAGTCAATCTATTGGTATATATAGAGATTTTTATTTAGATTTTGGATCAAATCAACTTATCATTGCTAATAATATTTTATTAGATAATAGTAATATTGATGATCCTACTGTATTAATTAAATTATATGACCCACTCCCTTACAATTTTGATATTAAATCAGAATGTTGGGTTGTAGAAGAAATAGCAAATCCAATAGCTTATAATATTGAATTAGTAGAAGTATTTGAACCTATAAATGAATTTATTCAATTACAAGGTCCTAATACTAATTTAGCAATAAGTGATCAAATTAATAATTCAACAGATTACGCTAATTATAGTTCATTAAGTGCTACTACATCAGTTAATAATTCATCAAGTTTAAAATATCAATTAAATAGTTTACTTGCTGAAAAAGGAATTCAAATTAATATTGATTATAATAACTTCAATAATTTTTGTAATTTTTCATCAGCAGAAACTCGTTTAGAAAATTTTTACTATAAATTAGCATTAATTGAACAATATAGTGTTAGTAGTAGTTATACTCAAGGTAATATAAATCAATACACATCAGGTAGCCAAACAATTTGGCAAGCTAAAATTGATGATATCATAACTAATTTTGATGGTTATGAATATTTCTTATATTTTGATTCTGGAAGTAATTCATGGCCTAAATCTAATAATACTCCTCCTTACAATAATCTACCTACACAAGCATCAGCTTCACAAGCTTGGTTAGATAGCCAATTAATTGAGGCTATATACTATGACTCAGAAAACAATAATAACTTAATTTATAGTATACCTAGTTACCTATTAGACGACCCAGCAAATGCTCAGTATGAATTATTTATTGAGATGATTGGTCAATACTTTGATGATATTTGGGTTTATATTAAAGATGTTACTAACAAATATAATGCTGACAATAGATTAAACTATGGAGTATCTAAAGATTTAGTAGCTCAAATATTAAGAGATCTAGGTGTTAAAATTTACCAAAATAATTTTTCAGTAGATAATTTATACACTGCTTTCTTAGGATTAACCAATTCAGGAAGTTTATATAATATACCTAATATTACAAATGTATTACCTACTCCCACCGGTTTAGAGTACATTAACCTTATAGTAACCGCCTCTAATACAGCGTCTCTAGTATCTACAGACGATGTCAATAAAGAAACTTATAAGCGTATTTACCATAATTTACCATTCTTATTAAAGAAAAAAGGTTCATATGAAGGTTTAAGAGCATTAATTACTACTTACGGTATCCCAGAAACTATATTAAGTGTAACTGAATATGGTGGTAAAGATAAAAATCCTAACACATGGGATTACTTTAAACAAATTTACAACTATAACTTAATTACAGGTTCAGGAGTAATAACTACTCCTTGGAGTTTAAACACAACATGGGAAACAAGTGGATTAAATGAAGCACCATCAACACTACAATTTAGATTTCAAACTCAAGGTTTACCTACCTCTAATATCCCATATTCTCAAAGTTTATGGTATCTATCAGATGGAATTGATCCTGAATATGTAGCTTTAACTTTAACATATACAGGATCAGCATATAGTTCTGGATCATATAGTGGTTCAACTGTTAATCCTTATAATCAATATGCTACTTTAACTTTTTATCCTAATTCAACAGCACCAACATCAACTGCTAGTGTTTATTTACCTTTCTTTGATGGTGGATGGTGGTCAGTTATGGTTACTAGAGATAGTAGTAATGGTAATATATTTACATTATATGCTGCTAATAAAATATACCAAGGATTTGAAGGTAATACTATTGGTTTTATAGCATCATCTTCAATATCTTATACAGATGAAATATGGCATGATTTAGGAAGAATTAGTACTTTTTACAGCAGTGAAAGTATTAGTGGTAATTTATATAAATCATTCACTGGTTCATTACAAGAAATAAGATATTATACTAATGTAGTATCTAAAGATAGATTTGAAGACTATGTAATGAATCCTCAATCTATTGAATCAGGAAATACACCTAATCAATTAGCGTTTAGAGCATCTTTAGGTGGAGAATTATATACTGCTTCTTTATCAATACATCCTAAAGTATCTGGTTCTTGGGAAACAACATCTTCATTTCCTGTAGGTAATAGTAGTTGGACATCTAGTTTAACCCCATTATTTACATCAAATACAGAATATGTTTACTATAACCAACCAGCAGTAGGTATTCAAAATCCTATCACTGATAAAATTAAAACAGTAAACATGGTATTACCTTCAGGTAATACTTTATCACCTTATATTTCAATACAACAAAATCCTCCAGTATCACAAAGTTATACTAGAGATATTGATTATGTTGAAGTATCATTTTCTCCTCAAGACGAAATCAATGTTGATATTTACGATCAATTAGGTTACTTTAATATTGGAGAATATATTGGTGATCCAAGACTAATACCTACTAGAGAAGAATCATATCCTCCTTTAGATAAATTAAGAGATGCTTACTTTGAAAAATACACTAGTAACTATAATGAATGGGATTATATAAGACTTATTAAATTCTTTGATAACTCATTATTTAAAATGTTACAAGATTGGGTTCCTGCTAGAACAAGTTTAGCAACAGGTATTGTTGTAAAACAACACGTTTTAGAACGTAATAAATATCCTTTACCTCAAGTAACACAATCACAATATTATTATACAGCTTCTATTAGAAGTAAAGAATCATTATTAGATGATCAAACTATATTTATAGCTTCAACTGATTATGAATCATTTCCTATAGAAAATTTTGAAGGTAGTGATGGTGGTAGTATTAGAAATACAACAGAACTTTACACAACTAGCTCATTTACTTTAGTTGGTAGTGGTATTAAAATTATTAATTTATCTGGATCTGCTGTTTATAATATAACATTTAATGCTTCATCTTCTGGAGCATCAAATCCAGTTTCATTTGTATTATATAATAATAATTCTATTATACCATCAAGTACTCAAATATATTCAACATCTTCAGTTACTTCATTTAATTATGTATTTTCTCAAGACGCTGAATTAAGTGGATTTTTAACAATAGAAAATACTAGTGATACTAAAAATATAACATTTTCTAATTTTTATATTACTAGACTCCCAGCTTATTATACAGTAAATACAACACCTGTTGGTGATTTTGAACAATTAAATACAAATGAATTTGATTTTAATGGTGATTTAGAAGGTACAAATTTAGTAGTAACTGATGGTGATTTAAATGGTGGTAATCCATTTTTAACTTATCCAACAGCACCTACTAATTATACTCCTTCATTTTATAAATCAAATACAATATCAGCAGCAACTTTCTTATTAGATACAACAATACCAGGACAAGGTCAAATATATTTATTTTATGATACCGGTTCTACTTTATTCCCAGCTGACTAACATATGGCATATACTCCCGTTTTTTCACAAGGTGTTAAATTTATTAAAATTGCTCGTGTAGACGATCAAGGTAAAGATAACACTCTATCATTACAAGAATTAAATAGTATTAGAATTGACTATAGTGATACTGGTATAATAGAATACCCTATTACTTCAATTTCAAAATATGATAATTACTTCTTGTTTGGGGTAGTACCAACTAATCAAACATCATCAGATAATGAAGTATTAGATTATAAATTTAAAGCAGGATGGACTGGAAGTTTTAGTACTGGAACAGCATTAACTACTTATAATTTATCTGGATCAGTAAGTTATGATAATTTAAATTATTTTAACACATCATCAGGTAGATATATTTTAAATAATCAACCTAATATTCCTATAATTATAGGAGCAACAGCTTCTATATCATCAAATATTACTTCAAGTGTTACTTCTCAATTATTTATAGTTAATACAACTACAGGTCTTAATATAGCATCAAGTTCATTCGCTGTGACTAGTGGTAGTACTCAAATAGTATCAGCTACTTTTACTGGTCTTTTAACCGCTAATACACAAATTGGACTATATGTTTATACTGATGATATTACAAGTGTTACAAGTAGTTTTTATGTTACTCAATCAGTGATTCCTAACTCATCAACATCTGATTTAGTTGTTTTACAACCATACATTGATGAAGATTTTTATGTTAGTGATTATAATGTATTAGCAGGAGATATTTTTGAACCTCGAGTTAATTCATTTTATATGGATATAGATTATGCCGCTGGTATTATTACAGCTTCAAATCAACAAGCAATTTTATCGGGATCAGCTACTAGAGCAACAGTACAAGAATCAAATTATACTGATAATGGTTGGACTAATGCTCGTTATAATGGTACAAAAGTAAGTAGTATAAATTATAACACTTATACTCCAGCAACAGAATATACAGGTTCAAAAGGTTATTATTCTTTCGCCACCCAACAAGTTACTATTGTACCTGATACTTCTATCTTTGGATATACAGGTTCATGGCCTGGAGATCAAACGTATGGTAAACAATCAGCTATTGATATATATAGTAATTATTTTGCTAAATTTATTAATATAACACCAACATCAGAAACTATTCCTGGTACTAGTACTGTTTATATAACTGAGTTAATTGATATAAATGGTAATAGATTATCATTAAATGAAAATCAATACTTATTAGATGTAGCTTATAATTTTTCTCAAGGAAATACAGTTTATATATATCCATTTACTTATCCTTCAAGTTCTAATTTCTTTACTACTTCATCTATAGTTAATGGAGGTGTTTTTTACCAACCTATTTTAATATCTACAGGTAGTGATGAACCTGAAAGACCAGGATCTGGCGGTGGTGAACATTTAGCTTCATTTCATGGTGCTTATTATGATAATACAACTACTGAAAAACAAATTTCTATTCCTTATTTTAATAATGGACATGCATTTTTCTCTCAATCATCAAATAATACATTAACCGCCGCATTCACTAATGATATTTATGACTTTACAAATAATTGGTTATATCCTTTTTTAACATCTTCTTATCAAGGATACCCTATACAAAAAATGTATGTTAATGGATTAGCTAATGGATTTTTTGATACAAACACAGGTTCAATATTTTATGATCCAGGTATAGGTTCATCTTTTAATAACTTTATATCTTGGAATCTTATTACTAGCCCAATATTACCAGGAGATTATATCAGATTAGGAACTACAGGTTCTGATTTTTTAAATGCAAACCCAGCTACAATTTCTCAAACTTTTCAAATAAAAAATATACTTTTAGAAAATCCTAATAGCCAATATACAGCAGACGGAAATTTATATACAGCTAGTACAGGTTCATTAGTATTAGATAATAATATTAATTCTTCTTTATTACCAACAAGAAGTGGCCAAGCTTATATAATTTATAGAAGAATACCTTCTGAAAATTATGTAATTATAAATAAAACTATAAATTTAGAAGGACAAGGATTATTAATACCGGCTAATTTTAATCCAAAATATAGCCCAGTTGATATAGCTAGAAGAGTCGGTGTAATATAATAGAAATAAAATTTGATAATATTTATATATAAACAATAATAACCAATGGGATATTTAAATAATACTATAGTAACAGTTGACGCAATCTTAACAGATACAGGACGTCAGTTACTAGCTCAAAACGACGGAACATTCAGAATTACACAATTTGCTTTAGCTGATGATGAAATTGATTATACTTTATATAATCCAACTAACCCATCAGGTTCTGCTTACTACGGTCAAGCAATTGAGAACATGCCTTTATTAGAAGCATTTCCTCAATCAACTCAAACTATGAAATATAAGTTAGTGACTTTACCACGTGGTACAGCTAAATTACCTATTTTAGATTTAGGATATAATGCAATTGTAATTAAACAAGGTGCTTCATTAGCAATTACTCCTCAAACATTAAACTACTTAGGTGGAAATACTTATGAAACAGCTGGTTACACAGCTACAATTTCAGATGTTCGTTTAATGAGTACATTTGAAGGTGTTGGTATCAATACACCAGCAGTAACTGCTTTAAATTCAACTTCAACATTAGGTACATCAGTATCTAAAACAGTAGTAGGAACTACAATTAATATTAGAGCAACAACAGTAAACACATTATTCGGTGCAAATACAGCTTTATACGCTACATTAACAGTAGTAGGTAGAGACAGTGGAGCAAGAGTAAGTATTCCAATCACAGTAACACAAGTATCTTAATATATAACATATGTCTTTTAATAGATTAGCACCTGACGATTTTGTAGTAAGTTCTGATTCCATAACAGCAACGTTATGGTCTGGAGGAACTCCAACATTATCAACATTTTTCACTTCATCAGTTCAAGAAGCTGGTTCAAGTGGTGATTATTATTTAAACGTTTTCCAAACTGCATCTACTGTTGACACAGCAGCTATTCAATTTGCTATAGCTTATGGCAATGGATTAGGTAGTGGAAGTGCTTTATTTAATTCAGCAGTAGCAGGATTATCACCAACAGCGACAGTATACGGTCAATACCAGAATTTAGTATTAGGTGATGAAAACACTGATTTTACTTTTGGTACAGTTCAAGCAACTCAATTTTGGGCTATATCATTTGAAAGAGCAAGATATAAACAAGCATTATTCCCTGGTTCTTTAACATTAGAATTATCAGGTAGTTTAGGTGTTATATCTTTAACTGATAATAGTAATTACGTTTCATCTCAAACATTTAATGAAGCTGGTAGAGTATTCCAATTAATTTCAGGTTCAGCTGGTGTTATAACATCAGCGACTAACTTTGTAACTTCAGATGGATATAGTTTAAACTCAGGTTCATATGGTTGGTTACTACCAGATATTGGAACTATTTTATTAAATCCATTAGCTTTAGGTACTACCTTAGCTGGAGGAGGTATTGGTTTAGTTGTTTCTCAATCAAGTAATGCTAATGGAGATAATAATGGTAGATTATTTAGAGCTATAAGTGGTTCAACTGCATCTACATTCACTATTAATTCTCAAGAAACTATCTCTTCAGATTATATATTTGTAAGAGCAAAAAATGCTGAATTTAACTATTCAGAAAATCCATCATATATTTCAGGTTCAACAGGTGAAGTTATTTATCCTTCATTTATTAACAACCCACAAACTTACATCACAACTATCGGTTTATATAATGACACTAACGAATTATTAGCGGTAGCAAAATTATCTAGACCATTATTAAAAGACTTTACAAAAGAAGCTCTTATTAGAGTAAAATTAGATTTCTAATGAATGGGCGCATACAAACAATTTTTAGCATCTGATATCGTAGTAACTCCCTTCGAAGTGAATAAAGCATTCAGTTTCGAAGGGGCAGCCGCTATGACAGCATCAGGTGTTGGTATTGATAGATTTTTAGGAACTAACCTTACAACGGCATTTAATCCAACTACAGATCCTACAACAGGTCAAGTATCAACTCAGTATCAGCGTTTAGTATATGATTCTATTAAACAATTATACTACTCGAATTACTTAAGTTCAAGTTACGGAGACTCAGTTAATACAGCTAGTATATTCCCTGGTTCAAATACAACAGGTGATGTTTTAGTAGGGAATACTCCTTCAGACGGTAGATATTTTAATTATCTACAAACTACATTAGCTTATCCAAAATATTTTCCTACAGGATCTGGAGATATTATAGGTGTTATATCTATTCCATCTCGTTTATATGGTGACTATATTCAACCTAATTCATTTTACTTATCTACAACTAGTGGTAGTATAATAGATGATGGTGAAGGAAACTTATTAAACCAAAGTTCAGAAATTATAGGTAATATATTTTATTACCAAGGAATAGCAGTCATAACTACTGGTACACCTGAAGGTTATGGATTTGTTTCTTATGGTAATACAGCATATGGAGGAGAAGGAGGAGATAATGCTTCTATATCAGATTATATAACAAATAATAATGTAACTTGTTCATTCTCTAGTTCATATAAAATCCACGAAACACAATACAAATGTACTATTAGAGAAAATGAATTTAATTTTTCTCAAAATCCAAGTGTTTCATCTGGAAGTACATCAATATCAAGTTCAGCAGGTATTTTCTTCACCCCGGGACAATATCTAGCAAATAACGTAACAGGTTCTTATTTTTCACCTTATGTAACAACAGTAGGTTTATATGATGAATATCAAAATTTATTAGCGGTAGGAAAACTATCACAACCCCTACCTGTATCGCCTACTACAGATACAACAATATTAATTAATTTAGATAGATAATGTTAACATTACCAACTTGGGTTTACAATAGTAAACCCATCACTAACCTCAACGATTTCCCTAAAGATACATTTGGATTTATTTACATTGTTAAAAACAATGATACTAATAAATCATATATAGGTAAAAAAGTATTATACCATAATAAAAAAGTAAAATTAGGTAAAAAAGAAGTAGCCGAACTAACAGGTGTTGGTCGTAAACCAACTACTAAGATAGTAACTAAAGAATCGGATTGGGAATCATATTATGGTTCTAATAAAGAAGTAATGCAATTAATTAAGGAAGGTAAACAATCATTGTTTACTCGTACTATAATTAAATTAGCTCCTAATAAAAAATTACTAACTTACTACGAAACACAAGCCTTATTTACCTATAAAGTACTAGAACATCCAGAATCATTCTATAATGATAATATATTAGGTAAGTTCTTTACTAAGGACTTCACACTATAGTTTGGCTTTTTAACCTATCCTTCGTATAATATGAGGTATGGTAAATCAACTACTTGTAAATTTAGTAAATTCGGTTTTAGGCATTAGTAAATCTACATCAAAAGGCAACTACGCATATCATTGTCCTTTCTGTAATCACCATAAACCTAAGTTAGAAATCAATTTTACTGAATCAGATAAAAGTGAAAATCCATGGCATTGTTGGAGTTGTAATAAAAAAGGTAAATCATTAGTTAATCTATTTAAAGCAATACAAGCTGATCCTGATAAGTTAGCAGAACTAAAACCATTAGTTAAATATACATCAGGCGAAAAAATAGTACAAACTACAACTATTTTAAAATTACCTCAAGAATTTAAACCATTAGTTAATATACCTGATAGTGATATTATAGGTAAACATGCTTTAAATTATATTAAAAAACGAGGTATAACAGAAGACGATATATTAAAATATAATATAGGTTATTGTGAGGGTGGTAAATTTAATAAAATGATTATTTTACCATCATATGATGCTACAGGTAAATTAAATTATTTCACCGCTCGTAATTTTGATAAAACATCAACACTAAAATATAAGAACCCAGATGTATCACGTAACGTTATACCATTTGAGCTGTTTATAAACTGGAATACACCGATTATACTGTGCGAAGGAATGTTTGACGCCATTGCTATTAAACGAAATGTTATACCGTTATTAGGCAAGAATATACAGTCTACGTTGATGTTAAAGCTAGTAGCATCATCTGTTAAGAAAATTTATGTAGCTTTAGATAGAGACGCATTAAGAGAAGCATTACAATTTTGTGAACAATTAATAAATGAAGGCAAAGAAGTATATTTAGTAGATTTAGATGGTAAAGATCCAAGTGAATTAGGATTTAGACATTTTACTGAATTGATACAGAACACCTATCCCCTAACTTT